GATCGGCTTCGACTCAGGCGCCCATGCCGTCGGCGTGCCGCTCTCCACCCCGCCCGGGCGGTCGTAATGTGCGTTCGACCACCAGGCGCGCAGATCCTTGTAGCGGAAGACCCACGGCTTGGCGGCGGCGCCGTCGGTGATGGGCGTCCGAACCTGCAAGGAGCGGTCGGCGGCGCTGGCATAGAACCAGTCGAAGCCTTCGCCGCCCGCGATGTTCCCCTGCAGATAGGCCCGGTCGTAGATCGCGGGCCAGCCCTCGGCCGCGTCGGCATGCCCGAACCCGTCGCGCCAGTCCGACAGCGGCATGTAGTTGTCGATCCCGACGAAATCGATCTCCGGATCGGCCCAGAGCGGGTCGAGGTGAAAGAATGCGTCTCCCGAGCCGTCGCCCGGCTGGTGGCCGAAGTATTCCGACCAGTCGGCCGCGTAGCCGATCCTGGTGCCGGACCCGAGAATGGAGCGCACATCGCCAAGCAGATCCCGAAAGGCCTGCACGGCCGGATAAGTGGACGCGCCCGAGCGGATCGTGGTCAGCCCCGGCATCTCGGTGCCGATCAGGACGGCATCGACCCCGCCCGCCACCGCGCAGAGATGCGCGTAGTGCAGCACCATGCGCCGCAGACCCCAGTCGCCGGGCGTGCCGATCCAGCTGACGCTCTCGCCCGAGACGCTGAAGCTTGCGGGCGTGGCCGCGCCGAACAGCGCCGCGACCTGGCTTGCGGCCGTGGCGGTCTTGTCCACGGTCCCGGCGTACCCAGCAGCCGGAGAACAGGTGATCCGGCCCCGCCATGGGAACGCGGGTTGACCGGTCTCCGCGGCGCTGTCGGAATACGGGTTCGGCAGCGTGTTGCCGGGCGGCACGTCCATCAGGATGAAGGGATAGAAGGTGACGCGCAGCCCGCGCGCCTTCATCTCCTGGATCGCCTGCACCACGGCGAAGTCCGACGGCGTGCCGCCATAGACCGGGCGATCCTGGTCGTCGCGGCTGACGAGGAAGGCATTGGCCCGGCTGACGCCGTTCACCGACCAACTGGCAGGCGTCGTCGACTTGGCCGACACCTCGACGCCCGGCCGCACCTTGCAGGACCCCGCGCGAAGATCGTCGCCGAACCAGGCGACCACGAGGCTGACACTCTCGACCGCAGGCGCCATGGCCTGCAGCCAGTCGAGCGCCACCACCATGTCCGTAGAGTCGGCCAGCGCGTTCAGGTTCTCGGGCACCGTCGCGCCGCCATCGGTCTTGCGGATGCCGGCCGTGGCGTAGGTGAACTCGCCCGAGGCCGGGATCATGGTGACGGCGCGCGTCAGTCCCTCGGCCGTGTCGGGATCGGCCAGCGGGCGGAAGACCTCGAAGGAGAGCTGCGGCAGACGGTTGCCGTAGTTGCCAAGCGCCAGCTCCTCGAAGACCACATAGGCCGTGCCGCGATAGGCGGGGGTGTTGGCCGCGCCCATTCTGGCCGCGATAAACGGGTCCGCCGTCTGCGCCTCGTCGCCGGGATACCAGCGCCAGGTGACGCCCGAGAGGTCCATCGGCTTGCCGTCAGCCCAGATGCGCCCGATGCCGGTGATCGGGCCCTCGCAAAGCGTCACGGCGAAGCTGGCATAGTAGAGATACTCGGCGGTCCTGACCTTGCCGCCCCCGCCGCCCTTGCCACCGCCCTGCGTGGTGGTCTTCGTCTCCTCGCGGAAATCGGTCGCCCAGATGATGTTGCCGCCCATGCGCATCCGGCCGTAGAGCCGCGGGATCACCGCGCCCTCGGTGGCGGAAGTGATGCGCAGCGTGTCGAGCCGCGCGCCTTCGATGCGCTGCGTCGGCGCCAGCGACGAGATGATCCAGCTGTCGACCACCGAGCCGATGCTGGAGCCGATGAAGCCGCCGATGGTGGCGGCGCTGACGCCGAGGATCGCGCCGCCGATCGAACCGCCAATGGCGGCGCCGGCCGCACCGAGAACGAGGGTGGCCATGTCGGGGTCTCAGCGTTGCGGGAACAGGAAGGCGAAGGCGATGCGCCGCCGCCAAGCGTTGGTGAGCGGTTCCTCGATCACGCCGAGCCGCTCGTAGGCGTGGAGGAAGCTGCCGGGCCCCGTGAGGATCCCGACATGCTTGGCGATGGCGCGGGGCTTCATGCGGAAGAGGACCAGCGCACCGGGACCGGCCTTGGCGGGCGCGACCTCGATCATCATCCGCCGCGCGCCCTCGGCAAGAACCTCGCGCGGGCCGGTCTCGCCCCAGTCCCGACTGTAGGGCGGGATCGGGAACGGCTCGGGGCCGACGACCTCGCGCCAGACGCCGCGCGCCAGCCCGAGGCAGTCGCAGCCGACGTCCCGCAGGCTCGCCTGGTCGTGGTAGGGCGTGTCGAGCCATGACCGCGCAATGGCGACAACGCGGGTGGGATCGGCGGAGGTCACAGCACCGACCCTTCGTGGCCGCCGTCTTTGGTGGCATAGCGGAGAACGGCGTCCTGGCCGGGGATGTGCGGGAAGCCGCGGAAGTTGACGGTGTTGGCGAACTTGGCGCCGCAGGTTTCCATCCGCTTGTCGCAGCCCGCACGGATGGTGAAGGCGTCGCCCTCGGCGATGTAGCGCACCGGCGCCTCGAGCAGGGTCAGCACGGCGATGCCGTCCGTCACGTCATGGCCCAGCACCTCGGTGCGCCGCCCGGCGTTCGCGCCGCTGGTCCATTCGAGCGTGCCGAAGGTGAACCAGCCGGAGTCAAACCCGCCCAGCCCCGAGGCGGTGAAGGCTCGGTCGCGCAGCAGATCGATCACCGCGCCCGTGCCCTTGAAGGCCGGGTCATCCAGATCGACGCCGCAGCGCGCATCGCCGAGCGCGGCGTCGCAGGTCGCCTGGAAGGTCCGCCCGACCGTCTGGCCCAGCACATGCGCCAGCGAGCGCACCTCGGCGACGAAAGCCAGCCGCCCGCGCCGGATCTGACCGATGGCGCCGCGCCGCATCAGCACGCGCTGTCCGGTGTCGGCCCAGTTCACCCGCCAGACCTCGACCTCAGCGTTGTCCCAGCGGCCGTCGAGGATGTCGGTCTCGGTGATCCGGTCCGAGGTCAGCACCCCCTCGGCGTCCTGCGCATCGACCGAGAGGTCCGAGCCCGAGCGGACCTCGGAGGCCGTGAGCCCGCTCTCGGGCTCGAAGTCGGTGCCATCGAAGCTCAGCGTCCGGTCGTGGTCGGTGAAGCCGAAACTCGTGCCGTCCGCCCGCGTGATCCGCCAGCACCAGGCGAGCGTGGTCGTGCCCTCGTCGAGATGGGCCTGCAGGGCGGGATCGAAGGTCTTCATCGGCGCAATTCCAGAAGCGGGATGGAGGTGATCGAGCCGAGCCGCTCGAGGTCGAGCGTCACGTCGAGCACGTCGGTGTCGAAGCGGACCGGCACGTCGAACTCGAAGCCCGCGGTGATCGGGACGCCAGCGCCCGGCGCGCCGCTGAAGGTGACTACGCCAGTGGCGGTGTCGACGGACCAGCCGGAGGGCTGCTCGACCCCGGCGAGCGCGATGCGCACGGTTCCGGTCACCGGCTTGGCGATCGCCCGCGTCCAGGATTGCGCACCGGAGGCGTAGCGCTTCACCAGCTGGAAAGCGGTGGTCGTGCCATCCCCGGTGCCGATCGCCTGGTCGGTGGGCGATGGCGTGCCCGAGGGCAGGCAGGACTTGTGGTCGCCCCAGTCCTTGAACCGGAAGCCATGCAGGCGGCCATTGCGCGCTTCGAAGAAGGCGACGACCGCCGCCAGATCGTCGGCGAGGCGGATGCCATAGGCGACATCGTAGCGACGGCGCGAGTTGGCCCAGCTGGCGTTGCGCTCCTCGTCGCCCGAGGCGAGCTCGACGATCTGCGTGCGACGCTCCGGCCCGCCCCGCGCGCCGCGGCTGATGTTGTCGGGAAACCGCACCTCGTGAAACGCCATCACATGCCCCTCCGCCCGAGCGACACGGCGCGGGCGATGTCGGCCGCGACTTGCGTGCGGGACTGCCGGAAACTCTCGGCGTCACGCGCCATGATGGTGACGTTGACCCCGCCGCCCGCGCCGTAGCTCTGCGCCTCGCGCCGCGACAGCACCCGCTCGCCGCGCTGCAGGATCGCGGGCACCTCATCGTGGCGAAGTCCCGCCATGCCGCCGCCATGCATCCGCGGCGCGTCGGCGAAGGCCATGGCGGGCACCATGCGTGAGGGCCCGGCCGAGCCGACCGTGCCGCCTGCGTGCAGGACGTTGGCGAAGATGCCGCCCGCCCCTGAGAACACGCCCGAGAGCGCATTGGCGATCGGCCCGAGGATGAAACGCCGCGCGGCCAGTTGGGCGAGATCGGCCAGCAGCGAGGTGACGAGATCGCGGAAGTTCAGCTTGCCGGTCCGCACGAACTGGCTGACGGCGTTCTCGGCCGACTGGAAGGCGCTCACGAGACTCTGGCCGATATCGCCGCCGATCTCGCGCGCCTTGCTGGCGTAATCCGACAGCGCCGCCGTGACCGCCTGCCAGCCGGTGACGGCTGCCTCGGTAGCGGGCTCTGCCGCAGCGGCGGCAGCTCCGGCCGCCGCGCCTGCATCCGTCGCGGCACGTCCGGCATCGCCGAGCGCCGTCTCCAGGCGCTCCGCCGCAGCGGTGGTCTCGGCCAGCGCATCGGCACTGGCCTGATCGGTGCCGCGCACCGCGTCGCGCAGCGCCTGCCAGCTTTCGAGCGGCGCGCGGGCCCCTTCGGCCAGATCGCGCGCCGCGCCACGGTAGACATTCGCGGACTCGAGCGCCCGGTTTGCCGCCTCGGTCAGACCGAGATCGGGCGCGGTGAGCGGGTTGTCCTCGAAGGCCCGGTCGAAGGCTGCCTGTGCCGCCGTGGTTGCGGCGGTCGCCGCACCCTCGAAGCGGTTCTCGATCTCGCCGAGGTCGAGGTCCGGCACCAGCGAAATACGGCGCTCGGACCCGAGCGCTTCCAGCCCCTGATTGATGCCGCCGATGAAGCCGTTGATGCGCGACACCACACCGTTCAGCATCGCCTCGACGCCGTCGACCAGGCTGTTGGCCGCCTGGAACGCCAGATCGCCGATAGCGGCGGGCAGCAGACCCCAGATCGCCTTGATCGCCTCATAGGCGCCCTCGAAGGTGTTCGCCGCCGTATTCCCGAAACCGACGACGCTCTCGATTGCGCTCTGCATGCCCGACGCGGCGTCGGCCTTCAGGTCGAAGAACATCGCCGTGGCGGCTGCACCTGCCGCTGCAGCGCCCATCCTGATCCGTTCCCAGACCTCGACCGCCAGGTCCTTCAGGAGCGACATCGCCTCGCCGAAGCCCCCCGCACCGGAGACGAGGCGGGTGAACTGATAGACGAGCTCGCCAGCGCCAACTATCAGCGCCCCGATGCCGGTACGGATCAGTGCGCCGCGCAGGACGACGAGCGCCGTGGCGAGACCACGGACGGAGAGCGCGGCGGCGGCCATGCCAGCGACCCAGCGTCCCGCGAGGAAGGCGGCGAAGGTGGCGGCGTAGGTGGTCAGGCGGCCGATGTTGTCGAAAAGGCCGCGGATTGCGATGCCGAGCGGTCCGGTGCGGCTGGCGACCGTCGCCATGGCATCCGCGACGGCTTCCAGTGCGGGCGCTGCGGCGACGGCGAGCTGGTTCGACAGCCCGCGCCAGATCAGCCCAAGCCGGGAGATGGCGTCGTTGGTCCGCTCGATCTGGTCGGCATCCTGCTCGGAGACCACGACGCCGAAGGCGAGGACGTCCTCGGTCGCCTGGCGCAGCGTCGCGGTGTCAATCCGGCTCATGGCGATCGAGCCTTCCTCGCCGAAGAGCTGACCCGCGACAGCCGCGCTTTCGGCGGCGGGCACGAAGCTCTCGATGGCGGCGTTGATCGCGCCGACCCGCTGGTCCAGCGGCAGCGCGATCAGCTCCTCGGCCGAAAGCCCCAGCCGGTCGAGCGCGTCGGCGGCGGGACCGGTCCCGGCGGCCGCTTGGCTTAGCCGCCGCGTCAGGTCCTTTGTGGCCTGCTCGATGCCGGACATCGAGACGCCCGCCAACTCGCCCGCCCGCTCCAGCGTCTGGATCGACGCGACGGTGGTGCCGAGGGATTGCGCGAGTTTGGCCTGCGCATCGACCGTCTGCAGCCCGGAGCGGATCATCGCCACGCCAGCGGCCGCTGCGGCTGCAACGGCGGCGGCTGCCGCGACCCGGACCCGGCGCGAGAAAGCCGCGAGCCGGGCGTTCGCAGCCTCCATCTCCCGGCTCAGCCGTCCGAAACCGCGCGATCCGGCTTCGCCCACGCCTTCCAGTTCGGCGCGCACCTGCCGTCCGCCCACGGCCGCGAGGCGGACGCTAACCCGTTTTTCCGCCATTGGAGTGATCCATCTGTTCGTTGAGCTTGGCGACCATCACCGCCTCGATGACGGGCAGCAGTTCGGCCGCAGCGAGCGGTGGCACGCCGAGTGCGTCACCGAGCGCCAGCGCCGCCGACATGTCCCAGCCGATCACCGCGCCCGGCAGCACGCGCAGCTGACCGCCGAGGCGGCCGATCAGGTCCCAGACCTGCCAACCCTCCGGCGTTTCCGGACGGTTCAGCCGCGCCGGGCAGTCCGGGCACGGCCCTTGGCAGGCCTCGCAGTATCGCTCGCCCCCGCCGAAGGACCATTCGGCAAGGGCGCGGAGACGTTTTTTTCCTGTTCCAAGAGCAGACCCTTGGAGACGTAGGTCAGCTGGAACGCCTCGAAGATCGGCCAGATGTCGAGCAGCGCGTCGATAGCCTCGGGGTTGGGATTGATCGGCTTCCCGTCGGCGTCGCCGATGCCGTCCCAGGCGAGCACCGCGCGCCGCGCAAGCGCCTTGGCGAAGGCGACCGCGCGCTCCTCGTCGGACGCCTCCTCCGGAACTGCCTCGACGGCGGGATCGCTGCGCGTCGCCACCATCAGCGCGGTGGTCAACGGGCGAAGTTGCACGCGAACGCCATGGTTAAGGTCATACCAGCGCGGGGCGTTGGTCAGGTCGAGCGTGAGCATTGTCTTATGAATCTCCTCTGTTCTCGGGGTACTCGGGAGCCATGGCCCGCCACGCCATTTATGGCGGGCCATGGCGGCGGTTGGATCGTGTCAGCAAAGGTCAGCAGGACCGGTATTGAGTAAGGTCGACCGCCGTCTTCACCCAGGGCCTGAACGGATACGCGTGCTTGCGTCACGCATGACAAGGATAGGACACGGCGAAGATGACGGAGCACACGATCGGGATCGACATTTCCAAATCCCACCTCGATGCATTCGATCTGGAGGGGAATGAGGCGAGGCAGTTCGAGAATTCGGCACAGGGTGTGCGCGCCCTTCAGAAATGGCTGGCCGCCCTCGCGGTGACGCGCATCGTGTACGAGGCAACAGGGCCTTATCATCGTCGGCTGGAGACGGCGCTTTCGGGCAAGTTCCCGCTCGTGAAAGTCAACCCACTGCAGGCTCGGCGCTTTGCGCAGGCCGTCGGAACACATGCCAAGACGGATGCGGTGGATGCGCGCTGTCTGGCGCGCATGGGGGCCGCGTTGGGCCTGGAACCCGACGAGCCCGTTTCGGAAAATTTGCGCGAGCTCCGTGACTTGCAGACGGCACGAGCTGCGCTGATCAAGGAGCGGGGCCGTCTGCGCAATCGCCGCCGGATCCTGACCAGCGCCCTGCTGAAGCGTCAGACGAACGCACGTCTCACCTTGGTCGAACGGCAGCTCGGCGAACTCGACGCCGAGATCGCACGGCGCATTGCCGAGGACACGACGAGCGCACGCAAGCGCGACATCCTCAGCTCGATCCCCGGAATTGGGCAGATTGCCGCCGCTGCCATTCTCACCTTCCTCCCGGAAATCGGTACGCTGGGGCGAAAGCAGGCCGGGAGTCTGGCCGGGCTGGTTCCACACAACAGGGAGTCGGGCCAATGGAAGGGCAAGTCCTTCATCAGCGGCGGACGAAAGCCGCTGCGTGACGCGCTCTACATGCCTGCTCTCGTCGCCATGCGGTTCAACCCGGATCTCAAGGCCAAGTATCTGCAGCTGCGCGAAGCCGGAAAGCCCGCGAAAATCGCGCTCGTCGCGCTCATGCGCAAGCTGATCGAGGTCGCGAACGCCCTCGTCAAAGCCGACCGCCTATGGGCCGAAAAACCCGCTTGCGCATGACGGATACTCAATACGTCTCCACTTCATTCACGAGGGTGGCGGTGCACATCCGCCCGACCACGCTGTCGCGCGCGGCCTGCCAGTCGAAGGTCGCCTGCACGCCCTGCGGCCCGGAAATCTCGATGCGTGGGCGCGGCAGGTAGACGGCGTGCACGGTGAAGGGCATGCGGGTGAAGCCGCTCGCGGGCGGCGTTCCATAGGTCGTTTCGAACGCAAGCGCCATCAGCGCCCGCGCCCCCTGGGCTCGTGCCATGGTGTTCTCCTCGGGTTGTCGGGGTCAGGCCAGATGGGGTGGTTGCCGCCCTGACCTGACGGCATCGCAATGTGCCAAAGTGGTGGTGTTCACAGCCACTGAGTAGAAAGGACGGCAACCATGGCGAAAGATATGATGATCGGGGTGGATCTGGCAAAGAACTCTTTTCAGGTCCACGGCGCGACGATGAACGGTCAAGTGAAGTTCCGCCGAAAACTGTCGCGCGCGCAGTTTCTTTCCTTCATGGCCGCGCAGCCCCCGGCCATCGTGGTGATGGAGGCCTGTCCCGGTGCCCATCACTGGGCCCGCGAGCTTTTGGCGCTCGGCCATGAAGCCAAGCTGATCGCGCCGATCTACGTCAAACCCTTCGTGAAGCGTCAGAAGAATGACGCGGCCGACGCCGAAGCCATCGTGGAGGCGGCACAGCGACCAGGCAAGCGCTTTGTCGAACCGAAGGGGCCTGAACAACAGGCCCGGGCGCTTCTGTTCCGCACGAGGGAGCAACTGGTCCATCAGCGCACCGAACTGGTCAATGCCCTGCGGTCTTACCTCTACGAATTCGGCTATGCCCTTCCGATCGGAATCGCGAGTCTGCGGCGTATCGAGGCGATCATTGAGGATGCGGCGACCGATCTTCCCGAGATGGTCCGCGAAATCTGCCGTGACCTGCGCCAGCAGATCGCCGAGAAGACGGTGCGGATCGATGCGCTGATGAAGCGGATCAAGTCCACGGCAGAAGACACCGAGACGGCACGTCGTCTCCAGACCATGCCCGGTGTCGGCCCCGTTACCAGCCTGGCCGTTGAAGCCTTCGCGCCACCGCTTGAGACCTTCCGCTGCGGGCGCGACTTTGCCGCCTGGCTCGGGCTGGTCCCTCGCCAGAACTCCACAGGGGGTAAGCAGCGCCTCGGGCGTGTGACCAAGGCTGGTCAGGCCGACATCCGGCGCCTGCTCATCGTCGGTGCGATGTCCCGCCTGACATGGCTCGGTCGAAAGTCGATCCGGGAAGGGTCGTGGTTGGCACGCATGCTTGAACGCAAGCCAAAGATGCTGGTGGCCATCGCGCTTGCCAACAAAATGGCCCGCGCGATCTGGGCCATGCTGACGCGCAATGAAGATTACAGGGATCCGCTGCCGGTCGCTGCCACCTGAATTTACCAGGCGAACAGCGAAACGGTATCGGTGTCAGGGAGGTGCGAGAAGGCGACGACCAGAATGGGCAAAATGATCGATGAGATCTGGGCGGGGAAAACCAGCGATCCGCTGAGAACATCTTGAGTTCTTAGGCCAGATTTGGACCCTGTCCGCTGATCACCATACCGGCCCGCGGCAGACTGAAAAGCCGCAGCGATGAGGCCTGACAGAAGACCGCGCTCGATCACCTGCCCAGCTGTTCAAAATCCTCCTTGCATCTCGGGCGGCAACCACAGAAGCGGATCGGCCGTGGAATAGTGCAGCACCACCGGGATCACGGCAGCCTTCAGGCTGGCCGCGCCCTCGACCGGCAGATCGACGGGCCGTGGCGCTTCCGCCTCGACCCAGTCGCAGAGCCCGCCCAGCGTGCGGTCGGAAGCGAGCGCCGAGCCGATGCTGGCGGTCAGCGCGTCGAAGGCGGTATCACGCGCCGCGCCCTGCACGACCGCCTCTATCTCGGCCCGGTGCTGGTAGTGGTAGCGCAGCGGCGACAGCGTCACTTCGGGCTCGCCGGGTTCGCCATCGCGGAGGATCAGCAGCCCCTCGGCCGGGACACGTTCGGGCAGCACCTCACCGCGCAGGGCGGTGGCGGGCAGTGCCGAGAGCCGCGCGTGCAGCGCGGCGAGGATGGTTTCGCGGGGGCTGGGCACGGTTCTCTGCCGATCATCACATCAAGAAATGTCGTCTTGTGAGTTTGCACTGGTTTCGACACGGTTATGTTCAGGCGCACTCTTGAGAGGTTCGATAATGCTGTTCAACGTCGACAAGGCTCTCAGTCTGCCGGATATTCGTCACATTGTCGCAAAGCGTGATGAAGTACTCGATCGTTTCGGGCCGATATTCCGAGATCCACAAAGTCTGACCAAGCAGGATTATTTGGATTTCCTCAGTTTCAAGCACAATCACCACTGGACAGGTTTAGAACGCCTGGGGCGCCGAGCCACAGATGATATGGAAAGTCTGCGAGAAGCTATAACCGTCCTAGTAGACGAAACAAAACCGATCGCGGACAGATTTGTTTCCGCCCTTTCCATAGTGAGTGGAGCCGGTCCGGCCACTCTCACACCCATATTACTCTTGGCGTATCCTGATCGCTACGGGGTTTGGAACGGCACCAGCGAACCCGAAATGCGGGAACGAGGTGTATGGCCAGCTTTCCCCCACGGTACTTCCGAGGGGGAACGGTATGAAATAATCAATTCCGTGCTCCTTCAGCTGGCAAAAGACTTGAAAGTGGACCTGTGGACACTCGACGCCCTATGGTGGAGGAGCAAGCTGGAACGTCAGAACACTGGCCACTACCTTGGCTCCAGGGACATC